TCTAAGGATAAGAAGGTATTTGGCAAGCGTGCTGAAAAACGGATAAAGCGTCTTGTTAAAGAGAAAAAGGAATTAGAATCCAAAGTTAAAGAACTCTCAATAAGAGAGCAACAATGGACATCTGAAAGAGATGAATTACAATCTCGATCCAAAGATTCAGAATTACATGCAATAAATCAATATATTGATAGATTGAAAAGTCAGGAGAAACAATCTCTTAGTGCTTTAAAAACTGCAAAAGAATCTGGTGATGTAGATGCTGAAATAAAAGCACAAGATGCTTTAGCGTCTGTTAAGGCAGAATCTTTAGTAGCTCAACAATATAAGATAAGAGCAGAATCCGATTCTGAAAAAAGTAAAACTAAAGCTAAACCAAAAGCAAAAGAAGTTTCTAGTTCAGTTGGCCCAGACCGTAAGGCTCTGAGTTGGCAGAAAAGAAATGAATGGTTTGGTAGCACTTCTACTAAAGACAGAATCATGACTCAAGCAGCTATGGTAATTCATAAAGAACTTGTTGATGAAGGTATCCTTCCCAGCAATAGTCCTGATGAATACTATAACGAACTTGATTCAAGGATTAGAGAGGAATTTCCTGAACGGTTCAAAACTAAAAGAACTAAAAAGATTCCTACAGTTATAAGCGGAACGCGCTCTGCTACAGGCAAAAACCAAGTCAAGTTAACTAAGACTGAAGTTGACATGGCAAATAGATTGGGAGTAAGTCTACAAGATTATGCGCGCCAAAAAGTACGCCAACAGGCGGGAGGTTAGAAATGACACAAGCAACAAAAAGCAGCCGTAAAACTCGGGCTTCGGCAACTCGAAAACAAAAGCCTTGGGAACCAACGAAACGTTTAGACGTTCCAGAGGATCTTAAGCAAGAGGGCATGGAATATATTTGGGTTAGACACGAATTGTTGAATAATCCAGATGATTCAAATGTTCACGAAAGACTGCGCGAAGGCTATGAACCAGTCAAACCCGATGAACTCGGAATAGACTATCATGCTGACGTAATGACTTCTGGTAAGCACGCAGGTACGGTGCGAGCAGGCGACTTAATCCTTATGAAAAATACTGAGGAATTTGTGGCTGAGAAGCAAGCGTACTACGATAAACAAACCGAGAGAATGGGTCAAGCATATTCGAAAGAATATCAAAATGCTGGCTCTTCGGCAATGCCAACCCAAGATGAGTCTACTTCTTCTGTAATTAGAGGAGGAGGAAAACCATCACCAAAGTTCGAGGAATAAGTTTTAACTAACTGGTTCTAAGATTTTTTTGGTATAAATTAACAACTTGCAATAAGGAGATTATTATGGCAGGATACGGATTAGACCCAGTTAGAAATGCTGACGGGGGCACAGTTCGTGCTAATAACTTCAGTGACGGAAACGGTTACAGAATTGCAGCTACTGCACCTTCAGCTTATTTTGAAGGTGACTTATGCACACTATCAGCAGGACTATTAGTCACTGATATGGCTGGTGCATCCCCAGGAGCTGTAGTTGGTGTATTCTACGGAGCTGAATATGTTGATAATTCTTCAGGCGATGTTAAATTTGTACGCTCAATTGCTAACGGAACAGTGGCAAAGAGCAAATATAAAGCTTATGTTTATGATGACCCATACTGTCTGTTTAAAATTCAAGCAGATCAAGTTGCAACAGCAATTGATGCAACTAAAGTTGGACACAATGTACAAATTGTAGCAGCTCCTTCGGGATCAGCAACAACTCACAAAAGCGGTCTGGTAGCAGACTCTAGCACAGCAGCAACAGGAAACGCAGGTTTCCCTCTATCTATTATGGGTAGTGCGGAAGCACCTGACGGAGCTTACACTGCAGTTGGAACTACTATGGACGTTCTAGTGAAAATTAACACCCATCAATTTGGTATTGCCGCTGGCAATGCTGGGATATAATTAAGAGAGGAAATTAAGTTATGGCTATTTCAAGAGCACAACTCCTTAAAGAATTAGTACCTGGCTTGCATGCCATTTTCGGAACTGAATATAACAGATACGAGAATGAAGCAGCAGTACTTTTCGATGAGGAAAAATCAAATAGAGCCTTCGAAGAAGAAGTTTTATTTCCAGGTTTTGGAGAAGCTTCTGTAAAATTTGAAGGTGCACCAGTTAACTACGAAGATACTGGTGAAGGTTGGGTAGCAAGATATACTAACGAGACTGTTGCTATGGCTTTCGCAATTACTGAGGAAGCTATGGAAGACAACTTGTATGATAAATTGTCTACTAGATTAACCAAAGCATTAGCTAGATCAATGGCTGCTGCTAAACAAACAAAAGGTGCTAACGTATACAATAGAGCATTTACTGCTGCGTATACTGGTGGCGATGGTGTTACTTTATGTAATACTGCTCACCCACTACAAGACGGTAGCACTCAGTCTAACCGCTTTACTACAGCTTCTGAGCTTTCAGAAACTTCATTAGAAGACGCGTTGATTGCAATTGCAGGACTTACAGACGATAGGGGAATCCCTGTTGCTCTACAAGCAAAAACTCTGCACATTCCAAGACAACTTGTTTTCGTTGCGGAAAGACTAATGGCATCTCCATACAGAGTTGGAACTGCTGATAACGATGTGAACGCAATTGTATCTAAAGGAATGATTCCTGGTGGATACTTCGTAAATCATAGATTTACAAATGCTAAACATTGGTTCTTAAGAACTGACGTACCTAACGGTATGAAGCACTTCATGAGAACTCCAGTATCAACTGCAATGGAAGGCGATTTCGAAACAGGTAACGTTCGTTACAAATCAAGAGAAAGATATGCTTTCGGTTGGTCTGATTGGCGTGCGGTATATGGATCAAATCCAAGCTAAGTCTAACGACTTCGGGGGTACTGTAAAAGGTGCCCCCTTTAACAACTCATAGACTGCAAAAGCAGACTGAACAACAAGGAGTAAGACTATGGGAACAACTACTTTTTCGGGACCGATTAAAGCGGGAACGATATCAAATACAACTGGAACAACAGTTGGAACTAATGTAAAAAATATTGGTTTTGTAAAAATGGCACAAACTGCAAGTTGGAGTCAATCGACTACAGCTGCAGATACTGGAATTGTAATTCCAGCTAATAGCCAAATCACTGAAATCATTGTTAATATTACAACTGCATGTGATGCAGCTAATATTTCTATGGGCACTACATCTGCATCAACTGAATTATTTTCTGCCTTAGCAGCTGGAACAGCAGCTAATGTATTTAAATATGGATCAGCAGGTACAATTACTGATGGTGATACTTGGGCTGATATAGGTACAAGTGACTTACCAATTTATATTGACTTTTCTGCAGGATCAAGTGGAGCAGGTTATGTCACAGTTGAGTATATTCAAAATATAAACAACGCATAATAAATAATTAGGGGAGGCTTCGGTCTCCCCATTTAAAGGAGTTAATATGACATTTCAAGGTGACGCTAAATCAACATATTTTACTGCTGATGCAACTACTGATGGTCAAACAACTAATGCACACAGACAGCGTTTATTAGCTGTAGTATTAGAAGCAGGCGCTTCAGCTGATGCAACAGTAGATATTTATGATGCTCAAAGCGCAACAGGTACAGCCATTTTAGGTTTATCTGTAGCAGCTAAGGGTACAACAAGCTTTACAGTTCCAGCAATGGGAAAAGTCTGTGAAACTAATATCTTTGTAGATATAACTGGTTCAGGCGCAAGCGCAACAGTTTATTGGGATTAATACATGGCGGAAATTTCCAAATATGATTTGGAGATACAAGAACTTAAAGGTGAAATAAAACTTTTAAGTGAACGTGTTTCTACAATTAAAGATAATCATCTAAAGCATATAGAAGAAAAAATTAATAGCATTACGAAAGTAATGTATACAATTGGCTTTATGGTTTTAGGACAATTGCTTTGGGTATTAACCCGAGCATTAATGTAAAGGGGGCACTATGGCTACTTCAGGAACATGGAATTGGAGTTTAGATACTGCTGAGATTATACAAGAAGCTTATGAGAGAATAGGTGCAAGTCCTGAAAGCGGTTATGATTTAAAAACAGCAAGACGTTCTTTAAACTTATTACTAACTAAATGGGCTAATGAAGGTGTACATTTATTTCAATTAAACTTTCATACAGCTAACATGACTAAAGATCAAGATTATATTACTTTTAATTCATCTATACATGCAGATGTTTTAGATGGTGTAGTAAGAAATAATCAAACAGCAGGTGAACCTAATGATATTCCAATGGAACGTATTAGTCTTGATGACTATATGTCTATTCCAAATAAATGGACTAAAGGAAAGCCTGTTCAATTCGCATTAGAAAGAAATACACAATACGATTCATCAGGAACAAGCAATCATAAAATGTATTTATGGCCTGTTCCAAATCAAACATATTATCAATATGTTGGTTGGACTATTATGTATGCACAAGATATAACTACAAATTATAGTCAAAATGCAGAAATACCCAAAAGATATTTGCCAGCATTAGTAAGTGGGCTATCTGTAGAACTTGCTGTAAAGCAAGCACCTGATAGATTAGCTGCTCTTATTCCTTTGTATGAAAGAGATTGGCAATTAGCTAAAGAAGAAGATAGAGAAAGAGTTAGTTTTATAGTACAACCACAAGTAAACTATATTAGGTAAATTGCATGCCAAAATATGCAAAAGGCAAACACGCAGTTCTAATCAGCGATAGATCTGGTTGGAAAATAAAATATAAAAACGCTCGTACAGAATGGACGGGTGCAAGAGTTTCTAAACAAGAGTGGGAAGAAAAACAACCACAACTTGATCCACAAAAATATTTAAGAAGAGCATCAGCTCAAGGTGATGTTTTATACGATCCTCGTCCTAATGTAGATTCAGTTCCTACAACTGCACATTTAGGTCCTTTATATAGTAAATGGTCTGGCCAAGCAGCAGCTAATTTAGGTGTAATAAATGTTGGTGTTAGTGAAGATGTAGACGGTTTCCAATTAAGAGCTGATCAAGGAACTGTTAAACCTGTATCTGTTTTTGTACCTACTGGTATGCCAGCAACTGCATCGCAGGGATCAGTAACAATTTCAGCAGATGAAATACCAGATGGTTTATATGTTACTGCTACCCAAGGAGATATAACAGTTTTATCAACTGAAATTCCAACAGGATTATTTGCAACAGCAACTCAAGGCTCAATTAATATTTCAACAACTGAAGATTCAGAAGGACTTGAATTAACTTCATCACAAGGTAGTGTAGTACTTGATCTAACAGAAGTACCTGACGGAATGTATGCTACAGCTACGCAAGGATCTGTAACAATTCCAGGTATTGAGGTTCCAGATGGCATGTATGTAACAGCTACACAAGGAACAGTTCAAATAGGTGGAATAGAAATTCCAGATGGATTGTATGCGACAGCTACTCAGGGAACTGTTACAGCAGTAGAAGTTACTACAGTTTCAGTATCAGGCTTGTATAGTACTGCTACACGTGGTACAATAGGCGTAACTTCTCCAAGTTGGGGTAACTTTACTTGGGGTCACGATACATGGGGTCAGTAATATGGGTTTAACATACGTACAATTAAAACAGGCAATTCTTGATTGGACAGAAAATGATGCTACAGAATTTACTACAGCAACAGGATCTGGGATAGCTCCTGTAGATTTATGTATTCAATTAGCAGAACAAAGGTTAGTAAGAGAAGCTGATATCACAGCTTATAGAAAAACATATGATATAACTTTAAGTGCTAACAATGGATTTTTCGATATGCCTCAAGACTTATTTGTCACTAGGTATATTAAAATTAAAACGGGCGAATTTTTGATGGAAAAAGATCATACATTTGTTCGTGAGTATACACAAACTATTACAACAGCCGAAAGTGGTGGGCCTCTTTATTATGCGCCCTATGGTGAGGGTACATATTCAGCATCCGATAGAGGTATGCAATGGATATTTTCTCCCAGACCAACCATTGACACGACGCTAGAAATAGGGTATACTATAATGCCGACAGGACTAGGATCTGGAAATGCAAATTCATATCTTGGGGACTATGCTCCTGACGTTATTTTATATGGAGCTTTAATTGAAGCAGCACAGTTTATGAAGTCACCTCCCGATATTTTAACCAGATATCAAGGTCTTTATGACAGAGCATTGCAGACATTTTTAGCTTTCGAACAAGGTCGTGTAAGAAGCGATGAAAATGTAAAAGGGGAAATAGGAACGAGAGGATAATATGGCAGGTGTAACATCAGCAATTGCAACTAGTTTTAAAGTGGAACTCCTTGAAGGTGATCATGATTTCAATAATGGGGCAGACACATTTAAATGTGCGTTATTCAAAGCGAATGCTTCTATTACAGGAACGTATGATGCTACTACAACTAACTATTCTGTAATGACAGGTAACTCAGATGAGTTGGCTGCAACAGGCGGATATAGTACGAATGGAAATACATTAACAAATGTAAATCCAACTTCTAGTGGTACAACAGCATACGTAGATTTCGCTGACACTGAATGGACTTCAGCTACATTTACCACACGTGGATGTCTTATCTATAATTCAAATGATGGCAATTCATGTGTAATGGTAATTAACTTTGGGGCAGATTATTCTGTATCAGGAGGTACTTTTAAAATTGAGTTTCCTGCTGCAGGAGCAAGTACAGCTATTTTAAGAATAGTTTAAAGAGGAGTAACATATGGCATCAACATGGTCTAATGCCGAGTTGAGATTGATGACAACAGGTGAAAATGATAACACCTGGGGTGATCAAACAAATGATAATTTAAAACGTATTGATGATATGGTCAATGCATACATTGGTGTAGCATTAACTGGAACATCTAAGACGTTAACTTTTACAAATGATCCGACTTCTTATGCACAAGAAGATGGACGTTGTAAGATTTTAAATTTCACAGGTAGCCCAGGGGGCACAACCACAGTTACATTCCCAAACAAATTAATGTGGTATTATATTTTAAATAATACTGGAGACAGTAGAGATATCATTTGTACTGCAGGCACAGGTGCGGCAACGTATACAGTTCCAGCAGGTAGAGATGCTATTATTTACGTAGATGGTTCAGATGAAATTTATAATGCACTGAATGATTTACAAGTTAATACA